CGAACATGAAGAGCAGCTTTGAGGTTTGGGAGCGCGACGGTGCCCTTACGGTCACCGAGGGTCCGACTACGGACTTCAACGCGATCTTCCGGCGCATCTCGGAAGACGCTGAGTTCTTCAATATCCGCTTCTTCGGCTATGACCCGTGGAACGCGACTCAGCTAGTGAATCAGCTTGAAGAGCATGGCCTTACAGCGGTCAAGGTGCCTCAATCTAACGCGCGCCTGAACGATCCGTGTAAGGCGATTGAGTCCGCGCTAGCGGCTCGGGAGCTGGATCACGGCGGACACCCTGTTTTGCGGTGGATGGCTGACAACGTTGAGCTTGATATCTCGGGAGACGGTTTGATCCGGCCTTCTAAGCGCAAGTCTGGCGAAAAGATCGACGGTATCGCGGCTCTCGCGAATGCGTTCTTCCTTACGGCTCTTCCTGATGATGCCGAACAGGACGCTCACGTCACGTTCATCAGCTTCGACCAAGAGTATTCCGACGCGGAGCTTGAAGCTCTGCTTACACCAGCCAAGAAGGACGAGAGGGAAGCGCATTTCTTCCCCGACGACGACGACTAGAAAGGGGGGCGCATGAAGCGGCTCACTGAAGTTCTGGCGCTAGTGCGCTCCCGGTCCGAAAAGGCCGTTCCGAATGCTTTCCAGTTCGGTTCCTTGGTCATGGTTGACGTTGCCGCGTACAGCGTGGCTACTCCGCTTGGGCATCTTGTCGCCGGGCTTGCTCTCGGCTTCATCGGCTATGTCCTTGACGGAGGCGAGAAGTCTTGAGTCTTTTTTCCCGTGCAGAGAAGCGCGGTTTCGCTTTCCTGAGCTACCCGGCTACGTCGTGGGACGACGAGTTTACGGGTATTGCTCGGAAGACGTTCGCGGGCCGAAAGGTCAGCCGCGAATCGGCTATGCACATGATCAGCGTTTACGCCTGTCAGTCGTTGATTGCTGACGGTATCTCCATGCTGCCTGTTGACCACTACAACAAGGTTGGCGGTCAGAAGAGTTTGGTTGACCCCCTGCGCTCTCCGCGCTGGATCAGTCAGCCGAACCCCTTCCAGACTTCGTATTCGTTCTGGCATCGGGTGATCGTGTCGCTTCTGAGCGACGGTAACGCGTTCATCTACACGCAACGGAACGACCGTGGCGACATTATCGCGCTGTACTGCATTCACCCTCAGGCGGTGTGGATTCAGGAAGGCCCGATGGGTGATGACCGGTACGAAGTGAACGGCGTTGCCAACCAGCTTGACCGTACTCAGATTCTCCACATTCCGGCCTTCGCTGTTCCTGGCCGTTCGCGTGGCCTTTCCCCGCTGGATATGGCGCGTGAGGCTATCGGCCTTGGGCTGACGGCTGAAGAGTACGGCGCTCGGTTCTTCGCTCAGGGAACGACCATGGCCGGTGTCATTGAGCACCCCGGCACTCCGCGCCCGGATGAGGCGCGGCTTCTGCGCGACATGTTCAAGAAGACCCATGCGGGTGTGAAGAACAGTCACAGCGTCGGTGTGCTTACGGGTGGCGCGAGCTTCAAGCCGATCACGCTTTCTCCTGAGCAGGCTCAGTTCTTGGAGACGCGACGTTTCCAGAAGACCGAGATTGCGCTTCTGTACCGCGTTCCCGCGTACTTGGTTGACAGCTCGGTTACCTCCACTTGGGGTTCCGGCATTGAAGAGCAGAACAAGTTCTTCGTTGATCAGACGCTTATGCCGTGGATCGTTCGCATTGAGCAGGCCGTTTCAACGTTCTTGCTCCCCGGTAGCCAGTACATCAAGTTCAACCTTGATTCACGCCTTCGCGCTAAGACGAAGGACCGTTACTTGGCTTACAAGGAAGCGATCAACAACGGCTTCATGAACGCGGACGAGATTCGCGCGCTTGAGGACATGGACCCGCTTCCGGACGGTCTTGGGCAGACGTTCTACATGCCCTTGAACCTTTCCGATGTGGCCGAAGAGGAAGAGGAAGAGCAGGAAGCCGAGGGCGAGATTCCGCCCGATCCGATTCCCGATCCTCCGGAGGCTCCCCCGGTCACTCCACCTAACCCGAATGATCAGGGAGCTAATGACAATGCAGCTTGAGCGTAGGGCCGTTCCGACCGAGTTTGAGGTTCGGTCGGAAGGCTCCACCTTCGGTTTCTATGGGTACGCCCTGAAGTGGGGTGCCCGTTCCGAGAATCTTGGTGGCTTCCGCGAGAACGTGGCGCAGGGCGCTACGGCGGACAGCATCGGGCGTGATGACGTTCGCGCTCTGTTCAACCATGACCCGAATCTAATCCTTGGCCGTAACCGTAGCGGGACGCTGCGGCTGTCTGAGGATTCGACCGGACTTCATTACGAAGTCGATATGCCCGACACGACTTATGCCCGCGACCTGGCCGAGGCTATGCAACGGGGCGATGTTTCGCAGTCGAGTTTTGGCTTCAAGGTTGCCGGTCCGGATGGTGAATCTTGGTCTGAGGACATGGACGGTTTTCCGCTCCGTACTCTCCGGTCTATTTCTCTGTTCGACGTGTCGCCGGTCACTTACCCGGCTTACACCGATTCCACTTCCGGTATCGGTGCGCGTGCGCTTCAGCTTTTCGCTGAGCAGCGCGGCATTTCAGTAGCGCGGCTGGATTCGCCTGAAGCGATCCGGGCCGCTATTCGCGGAGAGGACACGGCTCCGGCGCTCACCACTGAAGCGCGGACGGTCCTTCCCGTGTACGAGCTTCCCACCGATCCGGTGGCGGCTCTGGCGGCTCTCGGTCGCTTCTGACAGTCCGAAACTATTATTAGGAGTTCCTATGGATTTCGCCGCTGTGGCGAAGGCCGCGCTTGAGAAGCGGGCCAACCTTGTTTCCGAGCTGCGTTCCGTCAATGACGACGCGACTCTTTCTGACGCTGAGAAGCGTGAGCGGGTTGAGCGTATCGACGCTGACGTTCGCTCTCTTGAGGCTGAGGCGCGTGACGCTGTTGAGCGTGGCGAGCGTGAGGCCGAGGTTCGTGACCTGTCTGCCCGTGTGGGTGGCCTTGTCCTGCCGAACACCCCTGAGGCGCGTAACGGTGGCGTCAACGAGGCTGACGAGCTGCGCGCGGTTGCCCGTGGCGAGCTGAAGCACGTTGACTTTGACCTTCGTACCGCGACGACCGGCACTGCCGCGAACGCGGGCAACACGAAGCCGACTACCTTCGTGGCTCAGGTCATTGAGGCGATGCGCTGGCGCTCGCAGTTCTTCTCCCTGGCTCGGACGATCACCACTTCCGGTGGCGAGACTCTTGAGTACCCGGTGAAGAACAGCCGTCCTACCGCTTCCCAGGTTTCGGAGAACACGGCTTACGGCAAGTCGGATGAGTCGTGGTCGAAGACCAACATTGGCGCGTACAAGTACGGCGTCATTGTTGAGGCCACCAACGAGATTGTTGACGACTCGGCGCTTGACATCCTCTCCATTCTGGCTGAGGACGCGGGCGTTGCGGTTGCTGACAAGGTTATGGCTGACCTTCTGCTTGGTGACGGCTCTTCGAAGCCGTTCGGTTGGGTCACCCGTTCGACCGGCGCTGTGAACGCCGCGAACCTTGCCGGTATCACTGCCGACAACATGATTGACCTTCAGCACTCGCTTCTCCAGCCGTACCGCAAGGGTTCGGTCTTCATGACCAGCGACACCGCTGTTCAGAACCTGCGGAAGCTCAAGGACGGCCAGGGTCGTTACCTGTGGGAGCCTTCCGTTCAGGCTGGCGCCCCTGACACCTTCCAGGGCATCTCGGTTCTGACCGACCCGAACATGCCGGTTTCCGGTGCGGGCGCGAAGGCTGTCCTGTTCGGTGACCCGTCCAAGTACCTGATTCGCCAGGTCAAGAACCTGCGCGTTGTCCGGTCGGACGAGTACGGCTTTGACCGTGACGTTGTGGCCTTCAAGGTCACTTGGCGCGGTTCCGGTGACCTGTTCGACACCGCTTCCGTGAAGGCTCTGACCGTTACCGCGTAAGCGAAACTGTCATTCGGTCTCTACGAAAGGGGTTCGATGAAGGTCCGCATTATTGCGCCTGGCGTCGGTCTTCTCGATAACCAGCCTTTCCCGGCTATGGGTGTTGAGGTTGAGCTTCCGGCTGGCCTGGCGGTTTCTTTGATCAATGACAAGCGCGCTGAAGTTGTGCCTGAGACGGCCGCTGAGAAGCGCGAGACGGCTTCGGCGTCCGCTCCCGAGAAGCGTAGTCCGGGGCGACCCCGTAAGACTGCCTAGGGGGCATCGTGCGGTTTCTGACGGGTAGGGCCGTGAGCCTTACTCACACGTTTTTGGATGATGAGACGGCGCTTGTCGTCCCTTCCTGTTCGGTGACTGTGCGAGACGTGACCGGCGCGACCGTTTACACGGGGGACGCGGCGAAGAGCGAGACGGATGAGTCTTGGTCGGTGCAGATTCCGGCTCAGCCTCTCGGCGTTTACACGGTTGAGTGGGTGGGCGGCACTGTCGCTACCGATACCAACCCGTTTGAGGTTGTGGGGACGTTCCTGTTCTCGCTTCCTGAGGCGCGAGACTCCGATATTGACCTTGAAGACACGGTTCGCTTCCCCACTTCGGAGCTTCGGCACTACCGGGACGTGGTTGAGGCCGAGTTTGAGCGCATTACCGGCCGGTCGTTCACGACCCGCTCTAAGCGCGTCAAGCTGACCGCTGACGGCTCTTCTGAGTATTACGTGGGCGTCCTTGACCTGGCGGCTGTTACGGCCGCTGTGGGGCCTTCTGGCGTTGCTGACGTGTCTCTGTGGACGGTTGACCCTCTCGGGTTCGTCCAGACCGGTTCGTCACTCGCTGACGGAGACGTTTACACGCTCACCGTGACTTACGGGATGCCGATTGCCGATGAGGACGTGAAGCGCGCTGGATTGCTGCGGCTTCGTTCTCTCCTGACCGCTGAGCGGTCCGGTATCCCTGACCGAGCTACGGCTTTCGTTGCCCATGAGGGCGGCAACTTCACTCTTGCCACTCCGGGGCGTGGCGGTTACGAGACTGGCATTCCCGAGGTTGACGCAACGCTTGCCCGCTTCCGTTTCCGGATGCTGGACGGTGTTGCCTAATGGCGACTAACGCGTTCGAAGTGAAGAGGGCGCTCCGCGACCTGATCAAGGCTCAGCCGGAGCTTTCCGGCTATCAGGTCACCTACGGCTATCCGACCCGCGCCCCTGAAAGGCGTTGGGTCTTCGTCGGTGAAGTGTCTTGGGAAGATTCGGTGTGGGCGACTAACCGAAGTCGTGAAGAAACCTTTGAGGTTTCGTGTGTCCTGAATTGCCAGCTCTCGGCCGGTACCTCTGAAGAGGTTGAGTCCGAGCTTCAGCGTATGGCGGCCGGGATTGAGAACGGCTGTAAGGCCAATCCCTCTCTCGGTATTGCGGGCGTTGTCTATACGGACTTCGTTCCTAAGAAACTAGCTAGCTTCCCTTCGGATCAAGTCTACGAAGGTCAGCTTGAGTGCGCGCTACGCGTGAAAGCGAGGCTCTGACTTGAAGACCCTGACTTATGAGGGACCTTACAACGCGGTTGAGGTTCCTTCGCTTGGCATTACCGCGATCAAGGGTGAGCCGGTGGACATTGCCGACCCTGCTACGGCCACGGCTCTTATCCGCCAGGGATGGACGGAGAACAAGGCGAAGAAGGAGACGGCTAAGTAATGTCCACTGTTCACGATCAGTATTTCGGTGCGGTTGATGAGGTTTCGTACGGCACCGCTGTTGCCCCTACGAAGTTCTTCGAGTTTGACTCTGAGGGCATTGAGGGCAAGTACGAGC